CAAGCCCAAAGTGGGCGCAAATATGGGAGTGACTGTCTGCACCGTCTTTATCTGCTTGGCGCATCTGCCAATCGAAATAGTAGAAATCACTCGTGCTGTCCGGCATCGTACAAAAGCTAAAGAAGTTGCACATAAATTCCTTTCTGCTGGTGTATGATGCCCGCCAGCAGGCACTAATACTTATTTAGGCTTCCACCCGTAAACAATTTCTGCGTTCTTTCCACTGTGCAGCCGCCACGTCGTGCCATCAAACGATGGCACAAGTCCGGATTCCCACAGCTTTATCGCAGAGGATAAATCGTGATTATATTTAATCGCGAAGAAGGTTGAAATGTAAGCCCAGACCGAATCCCTGACCGAATCCCTGACCGAAGCCCCGTCCGAAGCCCAGACCGAAGCCCAGACCGAATCCCCGACCGAATCCCAGACCGAAGCCCTGACCGAATCCCTGACCGAATCCCAGACCGAAGCCCTGACCGAATCCCAGACCGAAGCCCTGACCGAATCCCTGACCGAATCCCCGACCATAGACCACTCTTTCAGCCAGCCAATTTGTTCGTCCGTTGGGTTGCTTACCTTCGGCAACTCAAACGGATTCACAATCGGCTTGACAATCAATGGCTCAACGATTGTCTTGAAGTCGATTTTACTAACCCACTTTTCAGCCCGCGCTTTATCGTCCTTCTCTGCATTCTGCATATCCACAGTGAACTTACCTGTCAGCGGATTGAACTCATACTTATTGCACTTGTCCTCGTCAAGCCCAAAGTGGGCGCAAATATGGGAGTGACTGTCTGCACCGTCTTTATCTGCTTGGCGCATCTGCCAATCGAAATAGTAGAAATCACTCGTGCTGTCCGGCATCGTACAAAAGCTAAAGAAGTTACACATCTCATCCTCTCTTCCACTCGCCGCTCAAACGACGGGCTAAATCCTCGAACATCTTCAGCAGCATCAGCAGGACGCGCGCCTGTCCCGGCGTGAGCGTGAGACGCTCCCCCTTGTGCGCCTCGAACAGCGCGATGAAGTTGCCCAATTCCGTGCGCGATTCAGCATCCATCACGCGCCCCCTTGCGTCCGCAAGCACCGCGCGACAAGGCTGCTGCTCCGGATCGGGACACCCAGCTTCTGCGCCATCCACGCGTAGCTCTTGCCTTCAGCCTTCCACGCGCGGATCCGGTCAATGTTCTGCTCGATAACCGGCGTCCAATGCCCGCTGACGAACCGCTTCGGCTTCGGCAGTTCGGTGAACCCGCTTCGCTCGCGCGCTTCCCCAAACACGTACGCCGCGCAATCCTCAAGCTGGAAGCGGTAGCCCTGATGCACAACGCACAGCCCGACGAGCTTATCGTCCGTCCGCTCCCAATTCCGGCAGGTAAGGCACTTGTTAGAACTGATACTCATCGTCAAGCTCCTTTTCTGCCTTGCGGTCAAGAAACTTCACGGTCTGCGCGCGCATTTCGTAGCCGGACGCCCACGTCCCGTCTTTCACCTGGTACAGGCGCGGGTTGCCCGTCGTGTCCGGCGTGATTTCGCCCTCGACGCCGATGAGGCTGCCCTTGTCCACGTACTTGACGACGTTCTCCGCCTGGTCGCCCCACACGGTCACGCGCCACCAGCAGACTTGCTCGGTCAATACGCCGTCCTGCTTGTACGCCTTGTTCGTCGCAAGGCTGAAGGTGGTGAACGGCTTCCCAGCCGCCGTCATGCGCAATTCGGGTTTCTTGCCTACGTTGCCGATAAGAATTAGTTTCTGGTACATTCGTTTGCCCGCTCCTCAACGGGTGTTTAGTTGTTTGCCTTCTGCTGTTCATACAAGGCGCGAAACTTATCCAAGTCCGCGCCGGATTGCACTTTGTGGCCGTTGCCGCGCCCCTCCGCCTTCCAGCGTTTCAGTATCGCGCGGGCGTAACTCCAATTGCGCTTGTTCTGGCGTGATGCCTCTTTCAGCGCGTCAATAATCCAGCCGTCAGGATATTCGCTGACTGCCAGCTTTAGCTCATCCGCGATTGAGGCGGTTAGTACGCCAATTTCGGATTCGTAAACCGTTGCAACCGGAGCCAAATTACTTTCACGCAAAGTGGTGGTGGTAGTTAGCTCAACTTCACCATTAACCTCATACTCACCCTCATACTTAACCTCACTCTTAACCTCGTTGCCAACTAACCCACTTACTTGCTCGCTATGTAGTGTGCTATGTAGTGTGCTATGTAGCTCACCATAACCACCCAACTTGTCCCAATTCCGGGTGACTATGTTGTTGCCCGACTTGTGGTATTTCTCGCGGTCGGTCCAATTGTCAGGCGCGGGATAGTTAGATGGTGACGCCCAGGACGGCGATTGATGTTTCCACCAGTTGACAATCTGCATCAGCTTCTTGCCGTCCTTTTGGTAACGCTGGAGTAATCCTTTTTCCACCAGTAGATCCATCGATTGTTTTACCCGCGCTTGTGGCTTGTTATCCATCGGGAAAATCTGTGACTTCACAAGCATTTCGTTATCCTGCAAACGCCCCTGGTCATCAGCAGACATGACAATCAGTCCGATCCAAACTAACCGGGTTATGTCGTCAAGCTCCATAAACACGTCATCGGAGAACATATCCGAACTCATCATGCGCTTATTTGCCATTGAGTTCCTCCGATATCATTCCTCTTATGTCGCGTCTCCAAACAAGATAATTTTTTACGAATTTTGCATGGTCAATCAAATCGTCTACATTTACCCCGCTGTCAGTTGCATTACAAAGCATTTGAATGTCTTTAGCGTCCAATATGACGTCAAGTCTGTTCCTGAGTATTCCCTTTATGTAATTGAATTGGAATAAATAACGATTGTGATTGAACCTAACCTGGTCCCGGCATACCGAGGGCAGCAAAGTCACGAATTTATGAGATGACTCTGCTGTCGCGTTACCATTTTCGTCAAGAGTGACGTATTGGTCTCTGACTATCTTGCCCGCATGTATTACTTCAGATGCCGAATATTTGTTGATTAAGTTTCGCAGTTCTGCTTTTCCAGATTCTGAGTAAGTCCAACCAGGTATCATGCCACTCAGTATGTTTACTGTCGTTTCAACTTCTTTTTCCTCAATCTCCAACAACTCCGATTGCCACACGGACATCATTTCAATTTGTTCCCTACGCTCCTGCAATTCATCAAGCTGTTTTTTACGCTTTTGAATTACAGCGTCGTCTGATAATTCACGTGCGCCTTTGCCGCTGTTGCAATCAGCGCAAGCGGTTATCAGGTTCGTAATATCGTTATTCCCGCCTTTGGCAATTGGTTGAATATGGTCCACGTGGAGCGCAACTTCTGGCGCACTTTTTCCACAATATTGACAAGTAAACTTATCCCTTTTGAATACTTCAAATCTGATTGATTTAGATATTGGTATTCGCTCGCCCATTAGAACAATCCCTTCTGCATCCGCTGGCCGGTGGTCGGGCTGGGCAGCTTGACGTTGAACAGGCTGAACGCCCGGTCGGTCAACTGCCGCGCCCTGGACCGCAATTCGGCGATCACCTCGCGCCGCTCATCGTCATTCGCGCAGATGTAGTACCCAGCCGCGCCGGAGTTCGAGCCAACCGCGACACCGCATTCCGTCACGAGCCGCATCATCACCTCGCGCGCCTTGCGCTCCGTGCTGTCGGTGGTCTTGCCGTACAGCGCGAGCGTCAGGTCGTGCTTGCTAACCGCGTTTGCCTTGCCGATATGGTCGGATAAAAATTGTGCGGCTTTGCGCATATCCTCATCGGATATGTCAGCCGCCATCTGGCGGTAGTAATCGCGCAAGTCCATTACTCTGCCTCTTCCTCAAGCTCAACTTCAACTTCGATTTCGCCGGCTCCGTTGCACGTCTCGCAGATAAAGCGGCGTGTTATATAGTCGCCGCCATAAGTTCTGCCAATACATCCATCCACGTACCCGTCCCCTTCGCACTCCGGGCAAAGAATTGTTTTTGTCATTCTGCTTCCGTTCTGCCGGTGTACCACGCCCGCCGGCAGGCTCAAACGCGGGATAAGGAGTAACCCGCTAATTTGCGTTGTTGCTCTGGGCAAGCTCGCCGGACTGCCGCGCCTTCAGGATGACGTTGATGGCTTCCAGCTTGCGCTGGTACACCTCGCGCTCATCGTCAGGATGCTCGGCTTTCAGGGCTTTGCGGACGCCGATAGTCATCGCCATCAGCTTGTCGGTTGACAGGTTGCCGTACGGCACGCCTTCGGAGTTCTGCACCTTGACGGCTTCCTCAACCGTCATAAGCGGTTGGCGGGCGGGTTCGGGCTGCGCTTCGGGCTCGGTGTGGTTTCCAGCGGGCTTGTTGCCGTCGCCGTCCTCATCCGCGTATAAGCCTAAAATCGAAGCGTACGAGTAGCGGCGCAGATACGTGATAATCGAACCGGCAACCTGGGCGGTGGACTTCCCTTTTTCCTCGCCGACTTGCATCGACATAGAGTTGGAAATCCACTCGCCGGAGCTATGGAGTAAAATTGTTTCCACGCCAGCAACTCCACCTTCGCCAAAAGATAGTTGACTGACGGCTAAACCGTACTTTGCCAGAATCGGGCGCGTGTGGTCAATCAATGCACCGAGACTGGCAAAGTGGTTTTTCAAGAACGGGTTCGTGGAATCAAACTTGACGGCGCGAAATTCACCCTGCGCCCCGGATACTGCCTTCGCTAAATTCGTGATACTTTCTGACTTGTTCATCTCAATTCCTTTCTGGTATCAACTTGCTTTTGTAAACTGTGCCCTGGCTGCTCAAAAAGCCGCCGAACATCCCACCTTTCAGAAACGGTTGCCATCCGCCTAACGCCTGAACCAACGCTAATTCGCTGTCAATCTCGGCGATAACCTGAACGCGATAATCCACGCCCTTCACCTGGCATCGGTAAACCGCTTTGTCTTTCCATAACGTCTGCTCAAACCGTGTCATTTCTTCCACCACTTCCCCAGCACGTCATCCAACCAGCACATCCCGACTAAGCCGATAAAAGCGACCGTCATGTAGAAAATAACTTTGACTGTGATTTCGAGTGCCATCGCATACCCCCTAAAACGGCGTGTCTTCTTCGGCAAGCTTGATGCGCTTACCGCACCAGCGGCACTTGTACCCGCCGTCATCCGCCAGGATGAGCGTGTCGTGTGAGCAGTAATCCTGCTCGAACATGTCCAATTCCCGCATACCGTCGAACCATTCCGTCTGTACGCAGGACTCCAATTGCGCTTCCCGGGATAACCCGTTGATTCCGGCGAGTTCCTCAAGCCGCTCAACCGTCGTGCCTTTCAATGTGACTGTCATCTCTTTGGGTTTCATTACGCACCGACCTTTGCTTCCACAAGCTTGCGGTAAACTTCAGCCGCGGCGACCCACTCAGCAAAAAGCCCATCAATGAACTCCTTGCATTTCGGCGTGTCCCATACCGGCTTGTTTTCGAGCATCCGGCACGCGTCCCAGACCTTATCGTGCGCCCGTTCTGCTGCCTTCTTTGCCTTACTGATTTCGTCCTGGGTGTTCATTGCGTCTCCTTTTGTGACTAACTTATTGAATAACCTACCTATATTATAGCGACTATTTTGCAAAAGTCAAGTACTATT